ATTTCTTTTTCTAATAAAAGAACAGGATGACATATTTCACTCATCATAACTCTGAAGATATTTTTACAATCTTCAGAAATATCCAAATGTTTTTCAATAACACCTGTCATAACAGAAAAAGCTGCACAGATCATAGCTGAAGAAGCTTTCTTATCATATTTACTGTAATCGCCATTGATACAGTTTGGATGTTTCTTAAGCTTGTTAAAAACTGCTCCCCAATCTTTTGAGTAGCAATTAAGACCATTGACTGTTTCAGTTTCGAGATAATTATTGCAAAAAATTCCAGCAAAACTGCCAAAATACATTTTTTGAATTATAACTGCATCCATAGGGGCACACGTAAATACACGAATACTACGTGTTTTAACTTTTTCTTTAGCACGCGGTTCATCTTTCATACAGGTCTTATATAAAAACATTGGTCTAGTACCTGTTTTCATCAAATCTAGTAATTTAAGTATTCTATCTTTAACGTAAGCATTAGGTACCATTCCTTCTGGGGCATACTCTGAACTAGATGGCTCCAAAAAATAAATTTTCTTTTTATTAAAAGGAAACCCTGCTCCAGTAGTTTTTGGTATTGCTTTACAATATGAGTTATGGGATGCTCCAGACGTAGCGTGATCCATATCCCAAAATTCAAGATTTTTAAATTCTTCTACAGCACCAAACTTTTCAATCAAATGTTTAACAATCATATTAACATGATTGTCATTTATATCATGAGCTTGAGCGCTTACGATTTAACATATTCCTGTAAACTCCAAAGTACGTACCGTCTTCGACATATGACCTAAAATTAGGCTTAACTAAGTCATGATGGTATTCAGGAGGAAAATAGTTAAAAAATGCTTTATGAGTTTTTAATTCAAAAACTTTTGACTTCGGACGTGCAACATTAATATTGCTCATAGTAGCTAACAATTTGATATTTTGAATTTCCTCAACTTCAAGCCAAAAGGTATGATTATTACGTGTAGGTAAAACAAAATTATCAGCAAATTCTCCAATAACGAAACTATCTTGAATAAGAACTGAAGAAGTAGGAGATAACATACTAGTTCCGTGATTGAGTTTTGTTATTGCTTCATCCAAGTCATTGACCGTAAGAAAATCAAATCCACTTACAGGTGTTCCTGGTTTACCAACAATATTAATTCCGACAAGACATAATTGTTTACCAAAATAACAATATAGAGGAGATCCACACCTACCAACATAGGAGTTAGTTGTTGCTTGTCCTACTATTGCTTCAATTGTTACAGGAGCTTCTTTATTAAAAATATCCTGGGAATATTGAACTTTTTGGTAGCTTCCTCTAAATTTATCTTCATGGCATTCACCATTATTAACATGTATGTTAACACCATCAAAATATGTTATACTGCCAAAGTCTTGCATCAAATATTTCTTAAGACTTGGTCCTGGTGCATTTTGACGTATACTTAATACAGCAATATCATTTGAAATCTTCACATATTTACATGCATTGCAAGATAAAGTCATAATTCGATAAGGAGACGAACAAGGTCCTTTTTCGTCAAGATGGTTAACATAACCATGAATAGTAAAAGTATAATCTTTGTCAAAATAACGAACAAGATGCCATGGAGCCAGATAATAACAATCATGTATATTTAATAAATGACACGTTGATGAAGCCTGTGTATCTGGAATGTGCAGTTCTAGAACATAGAGATTCCTCATTATATGTTCTTTTAGAACAACTGCTGGTGCACTTGATGCTTTAGGATATAAGATTTGCTTATCACTTACTCCATATATGTTGTTAACACCATGAAATTTAGACGGAATCCTTCCTAATAAATTATTAGGAGGTAAACTATCACGAGCTTCTAACTTACCTGTATTATGATATACTTGACTATTCTTATTCTTATAAATATTATAGAACTTATAAATGATAGCTATTGCTGCAACAGAAATTGCAACATTATTA